TTGTGGTTGATATTGTACCATTTTCACTCTTTTCGTGCGTTTTTGTGAGGGTGTGCGTCTCTTGGTACGACGCAGTCTGCGGTTAACACGCTTTTTTTTCGAGGTTCCTCTTCTTATTGGCATATTATATATATTCAATATATAATTTGCAGAATCTATTTTACATAACAAGGTATTTTATCAATATTCATACAATCATCAGACACCGATTTTACTTCAAATTGACTAAAAATACGGTATTTCAACTGTTCTTGAGGGGTATGTGCGTGACAAGTACGCGCAATCATTTTATACAGTTTGAAATTTGGATAGCGTTCTTCCCCATTGGATTTGTATAATAGGTTCTTGGAATTATCATCCATACACCAACGATGTATGGTTTTCTGAAACTCGTCCATTTCTCTTTCTGGCATCCCTTTATCAATAATAAAATCGTGTATGGCACATGCTAAACGACACAGATCAAATGCATAATTCGGTTCTAATCTCGGTTTCTTTTTATTAAAAAACGGCTCGAAATTATACTGTGTAGCGGCATCACCACCCGTTGCAAAACTGTCACTACAAAACTGTTTACCCATGTATTTATATATGCCCCTGCCAAAATCGATGATTTTGAATATTCGTCCATAGGTTGGAACACGATAATATTTATTATTATAGCAATATTCCAAGAATTCTTGATCGGTTTTAATATACATGATATTATTGGCATGGAGATCATTGTGAGTAAAATGAAATGCCTTTTGATATAATAATAGAATCATGATAATTTGGAACAGTGCACACGTACCCACCCTTTCACTTATTGCATTTCGTATAAAGAGTTCATCTAGTGTACCTTGGCATTTTTCCATAAAAATCATTTGTATTGGGAAATCGCGTATGTAGGCAATGACATGTTCATCTGATTCATAGCAGTCTGAATCAACGTCGGATAATTCTTCATCAGATACGCTTTCCCAAGAACCGTCTGATAATGCATCAATATCATCAATATCTTCATGTTTCGTATGAACATCATCGACCTCATCTTCGCTGCTATAATTCATCTTACTATCATTGGATGCCGTCGATAAAATCGAAATACGAGATCCATTTCCATCCATGATTTTTTTGTTTTTTTCGTACACCATTTCCAAATCTAATGATACTACGTCACTCAATGCGACCTCATCCAATTCTTTTTTCACTAATACATTGTCGATATCGTCCAAGACAAGATCAACAACATCATTGTCATTGTCCAATAGAGTAATTTTATTTTTATTGCCCCTTGATCCATAATTGGCGAACCGCGTTCTTGGTTCATATCCTTCTATTGTAACAAGATCGCCTAGATGTTCCAGAAAGAATTCGGAATTGTTCAAATATTCGATTTCATCTATGACATTTATTTTGAATCGCGACTGAATACCTAGCATCGAACCATAATAATCAATTCCGTGTTTGAAATTGTGGTGATTTAACATTTTACTTGTTAAAAACGTGAAAAAGGAATCGACATAGGAGGCATTATTTGTTTGAAGAATCTTAGGAATAACGATGCGATTACTATTTTCGTATGTAGGTAGTGTACGAATGTGTTCCGATTCCTCCTTATATTTTCCAATCATATAACGTATTGGGTCCAATAAGGGCGAATATTTGATATGAACCGGACGTTTTAATATTTCGCGCGTTTCTAAATTCATGACTTCGTCTAAACCTTTTGCTATGAATGTGTGATTTAGACAAATATGATTATAATTCGATTCAGACAATTCGAAAAAAATGTTATAAATTGGATTGTATTGTTGAACGGAATCGATTTGTTCTAAAAGGTGGTGATCTAGTTCTAAATCCTTGGTTTTAGTATACTTTAGTGTAAATTTTTCCATATTTGCCATATTATTAGACTTATAATTACTTGAAATAAAAATATTTACGAAAGGCAACGAGAAACGTTTATGTAGAACCAATATAAATATTGCTATAATCTATTATAGTAATATGACTCTGGAATTGAAAAAATTCGATATGCGACAAATCACCTTTAAACCCGATGAGAATAAGGGACCTGTTATTGTAATGATTGGTCGTCGCGATACCGGCAAATCGTATTTGGTAAGAGATTTATTATTTTATCACCAAGATATTCCGATAGGAACCGTTATTTCAGGAACAGAGGCGGGAAACGGTTTTTATGCGAACCATGTACCTAAACTTTTTATTCATGAAGAATATAATACGGTTCTTATTGAAAATATATTGAGACGACAAAAGGCGGTATTAAAACAAGTCGCCAGTGAAATGCAAAATAATCGCCGTACTACAATCGATCCACGCGCCTTTGTTATACTGGATGATTGTCTATATGATCAATCGTGGACGCGAGACAAAATGATGCGGATGTTATTTATGAACGGTAGGCATTGGAAAGTCATGTTAATTATTACCATGCAATATCCATTGGGTATACCGCCCAATTTACGAACCAATATTGATTATGTATTTATATTGCGCGAACCCTATATGACGAATCGCAAACGTATTTGGGAAAATTATGCGTCCATGTTTCCTACATTGGAATCTTTCAATTCGGTTATGGATCAGACGACGGAAAATTACGAATGTTTAGTCATAAATAATAATTCGAAATCGAACAAACTGAATGACCAAATTTTTTGGTACAAGGCAGAAGGACATCCCGATTTCAAACTGGGATCAAAAGAATTTTGGGAAATATCGAAAAATATAGGGTCTGACGACGAAGATGAGGCATATGATCCCAGTAAGTCGAAAAAACGAAGTGGTCCGACAATAAACGTGAAAAAAACAAAGTGGTAATTAAGTATTAGATGTATTAGTATTTTCTTTAGTATTTTTTTATAACCTTTTTATGTGTATCTTGTAGAAATCATACATTTTTATTAAGATAATCGGATATTGCACCGGAGATCATTTTGTATCTATCTTGATTTTCCATATCACCTGGAATATGCTTCATCGAGATGGGTATAAGTAAATCATATAAATAATCATACAGGGTAGCATTCAATGTAAAATCGGCCAATGAAATATCTTTGCGATTTTTCAATAGCATATCTATAATTTCCGCCTCGAAAAGGGGTGTCGTTTCAACCAATGCCACCTCTGTAGAATACATCATGGTATCGGCAAATATACGGATATAATGTTCCATCCACTTTAGGAAATAGTGGGGTGTCGCCGTCTCGTAAAAGGAGGTGACCATATATTGCCATGCATCCTCAAAATCGCCCAGTCCAATGAATTTAGCGCGACTAATTAGTTGATTAGACGGTATATCGGGCATATAGTTTTGTACATAGACATCATGCACGAATCGTATTGCAGATTTGGCTATTGCATGAACGGGTTTATCCATTTCCTTCGAAACATATAGGATCGATTCGCGATTATCCCATAAATAATCCATTATTTCGTCAAACATATATCGCGTCGATGCATATCGGTTACTTGCTCTTACGACAACGGGTGTTTTATCAAAGGTCTCCACGTCGCCAAATACGGCAGTATAATATTCGTCACACCATTTTCCAGTGGCGGGTTCGTCTAAATAGTCGACCTCCATTAAGGAATTGATATAGGCACATTCTCCTGGCCCCAGGTGGTCCAAATCATCACGATTGTTTTCAATAAACCATTGCAACATATCGACCATAGCCAGGTATTGGAATTCTTGTCTTGGTAATAATGAATAGATACTCATTATTGATGGGTTGTAATAAAATGTTTATATAAAATGTATATCAATTTTATGCAAAATATAATGTATTTGCAAAAAACATTATATACAATAATAGGGATTTATTCTATTTATAGTGATCTAACCATATTTGGCTTGTTATATGATATCTCTAATGTCTATGATATCCTGGTTTATTATATCGGCAAAGAGAGAATAAACCGTCTTGTCATCGAAAATATGTTGGTCAAGTGGCGGTTTAATACCCATGATCATATTCAAACGATATAGGGCCGTATCCAACGCACTAATGAGCGAGGCGCGCGTTTCCGCAAAACTGGTCGGGACATGGGTTTGTCTAAACGTATATAGTGCCAGATTAATATCTTCTTCGATTGTGAATTCGTCGTCGGTACAGAGTAAGATCGACAATTTGTGTTCCGACGAAATATCCGGCAAATCCTCCACATAATCGCGGATCATAGAAACTACCCATTTGCGATATTCAAATGTTCTCGACATCTTAATGAAATTAGCACAAATGAATCGCCATGCCTCATCGAAGTCACCTATACCCATATATCGGGCGCGTGTGATTAAATCCTCGGGTTTGTCCTTTTTGTTTGGGGAATATCCCAATATATATTTGTCGTGGATAAATTTGATGGCCATAATGGCAATATTATATGGATTCGGAATGACGTCGACGTCGGGATCACTATAGTGGTACCGGGCCCATAAATATTCTACAATATTATGTGCAGAATATCTAGTTGGATCACATGATCTTGGACATATAGGCGCCTCAGAAACCGCAATCGGCAATAAATCTTCCGGTTTAGACGGAAAGAAGGTCATCATATACACTTCACACCATTCACCGTCAGCCTGACCCTCCAGAAATGTCTTCGACGCATGACTCGCGTGTATGAATGGTTCTTTTGCTAAATTATCGATATTGCCGCCTTCTCCTGCGTTTTTTCGATACCATGATTGCATATTTTCCATAATAACGAGATCGTATTCTTCCACTGTATAAGTAGGTTTTCGGTTAGACCGGATAAGACTCATGATGTTTCGGGGTATGTGTGTTGTGTATATCTAACCATTTCTAAAAAAGTCGTTCAATTTTATGACCTATGCATCCTTTTCCTTGTTTCGAACACTTTCCACAAACATTTCATTGCGCATATCAGTCGCCTCGACCGCCTCGCGACTATCAAAATCGATCGTCTCCTTGACGCCTATTAAATTTCCCTCGGCATCGATCGTCTGGGTCAACTTGTTTCCACTCTTTTCCGCCATTTTGATATTCTCCTCAATGGCCTTGCGTTTAGTATCTTTCACGCGATTCTCAAACTCTTGTTTAGCCAATGCCTCATTCTTTATCTTCTCTGCGTGCAATTGGTTCAATTCTTCTTCCATGAACTCGACGCGTCCCGTCTTATAGGCGTCCGGATCCCATGGTATCCATATACCGACTGGACCAACGTAAATATCGTGATTTGGATCTGATTCGCGGATTTTTTTACATCTCATTTCTGCTTCATCCTGGGTTGGAAATACACCTCGAATTTTCAACCCTCGCGTCGATGTTTGGAATCCATTTTCCCGATTAAATTGAGTATTTAGACGTTCCTCGTTTTTATCCATAAAATTCTTATAATCATCGTCGATAGAAGAAACCGACTTAATTTTAACCTCTTCTTCCGTTATAAAATCATTCAAATCGGCGATTACATTCTCAACCTTTAGATTATATTTATAAGAAACAAAATGCAAAAAATCGAAGAATTTTTCGGTAGATTTAGTCATATCCCATTGCTTGACAAATTGAGCAAAAATATATGTCTCGCGTCTCTTCAATATCTTTTCCGGTGAGACAAAGGATAAACAGGCGAATTTTTGTCCTGCGAGGGGGGCGTCTTCGTCGCACAAATCAATATATTTAGGGTTTTTTTCGCCATTAGGTTTCAACTTTCTTTCGATATTGGACATTATAGATATTTATAGAAAGTATATTTAAGTGTATTTTTATTAAATGTATTTTAGTTTAGCAATTATTTTTTTATGTTTGTGTATTATATAAAAATGTCAGGATTTGATTTCGCCGAATTGATTAAGCGTGCTATAAAATACATCATTGAAGGTATCATGGTGGCTATTGCCGCCTATGCTATCCCAAAGAAGTCTCTTAATGTCGAGGAAGTCGTTATTATTGCACTGACCGCCGCGGCTACGTTTAGCGTTCTTGACGTCTTTGTTCCATCCATGGGACAGAGTGCCCGAGGTGGTGCCGGGTTCGGTATCGGCGCTAATCTTGTCGGGTTTCCGGGTGGACTATAATTAACCGACCGTCTTAATGTTGAATATACAAACGACATCTATTTAAGTACAGTTTAGACATTCGGTTGAACTTTAGGAAAACACTCAGTATATCAGTTCTTAGACATTGACCTCTACGCGATAAACAAAATGGATAATTCATTTTGTTTATATATTCATACGGTGGGAAAAAACTCCCAATCTAGATCATTGCATACCTTTTTCCATATCATATCCTGCTCGAGTTGTTTCTCGCGATCTTTCATCATCGGAATATACGGCAAATACTGTGTCTGATCTAATAGAACACACAATTGATGAAGTGTATATGTATAGTTGAAGAAATTAGTGCGATTTGCGGGACAGTGCACGGCCCATGGTTTTTGTATTTCAATAAATAATACGCACAATGTTTCATGCAGTTCCTCATTCATAATCGGCGGTTTTATCCCGAAAATAGAGTTAATATATTGAATATGTTCGAAATACTTATTATATCCCAATTTACGCAAAATTTCGCGCATTTTATCGTAATTAATTAGTTTCATATCTGTAATGCGTTCTTTAATAATACGTTGACGTATATTTTCAATAACCTCACCCGGTATTCGCGTCGTTTCTTTTGCCTGAAATTGCGATAATATTTCTTTGAAATGATTTAACCGAATATACGCGGTATAGGAAACTTCATTCGGCGGTTCTTTATTGGACGGTTTCGATCCATCTAGAATATATGTAATAAATGTACCGCATTTTGAATTATTGCATATCATGATGCCGTCCTCGTCCTGGTGAATCAATTCGCCGGTCTGACATGTATCGCAAATATTAGATGCAATTACGAAATCTTGTAAATTCACCAATTCTTTATTAACATTTTTCCAATAGTTTTGATATAGATTCTTAGACGCATTAAATTTGTCACTGGAAATAGTTGAATTATCTCCAGTTGTCGTACGTATCTTGAAAAAAGTGTTTAATTTCTTGGTATTTTGCTTACCCCCGCCATTTGAGACGTCCTTTTTATGTTCGAAATAATCAAAAATATAATGCGAATTTTCGGTTAAATATCTTTTTTTTTGTTGTTTGATTTCTTTAATCCGTCCTTTTATGAGTATTATTTTATCGCGAATGTCCATGTATTCTTCTATTTGATTGTCTTTTAGCGTTCTCGCCCGTTGTTTTAAATCTTCTATTTCATTGAGTAAATTGGGTAATACAACCTCTTGATTCTTTTGAAATAAATCGAGTAATTCGCTATGTTTCTCATCAATCGTTATGGGTTTAGAAGGTTGTAATGTCTTGGTCGTATTTTTTTTATATTGATACATTTAATAGTTATTTGACTTGGGTTTTTATATATATTTATGAGACAATATATAAGATCTCATTATACGTTTGAGACTTTAGAGATTAATAAACACATTTGTATATTGATGAACCAGGCGGATATAACCAAACCACAGTTTCAGAAAATGATTTTTTTATTAAATGCATTAGAACATGGATGGACCGTCCGAAAAAAAGGGGATAGTTATGTTTTCACCAAGAAACACGAAAATAGAAAGGAAGTATTGAATGAAAACTATTTAGAACAATTTGTATTAGAAAACATGAATTCTGACAAATTGGGTGTATCTACCGCATGAATGTAGACGCGAATATATAAATCACAAAAATATTATAGAAACTTATCTAAAAAATAGAATATAGAAGAATTTTATATTTGTTTTCGTCGATTATATTTTCTGAAAAGAATTTAGCAATTATTTGAAAATATTTTCTTTTTCTAGTATATAACTAAAATGGGAGGAGCACTAATGCAACTAGTCGCCTACGGCGCTCAAGACGTCTTTCTTACTGGAACCCCCGAGATCACTTTCTGGAAGGTATCTTACCGCCGCCATACCAATTTTGCCATGGAAAGTATTGAGCAGACTTTCTCTGGACAGGCCGATTTTGGTCGTCGTGTTACCTGCACCATCAGTCGTAACGGCGATTTGTGTTACCGGACTTACCTTCAGGTGACCCTTCCTGAGATTGGACAGGGAAGTGCACCATCGCCCGCGAATAACAATGTGTATGCCCGTTGGTTGAGCTATATCGGAGAGCAGCTAATTTCCATGGTGGAGGTTGAAATTGGTGGCCAGCGTATTGATCGCCAATATGGTGACTGGATGCACATCTGGAACCAGGTTACCATCTCTTCCGAACAGAAGCGTGGATACTGGAAGATGATCGGCAACACGACCCAGCTAACCTACATTACGGATCCGGATTTTGCCAACGTGTCCGGCCCTTGTTCCGCCGCCGGCGGACCTAGCCAGGTCTGCGCGCCCAGAAACGCCCTTCCTGAGACGACTCTTTACATCCCTCTTCTTTTCTGGTTTTGCCGCAACCCAGGTCTTGCCCTTCCTCTTATTGCCCTCCAATATCACGAGGTTAAGATTAACCTTGATATTCGCCCTATCGGTGAGTGTCTATGGGCCGTCAACACCCTTAACGGTACCAACAATTCCACTGTCTCGGTCACTAGCGCATACCAGCAATCTTTAGTTGCCGCCTCCCTCTATGTTGACTATGTCTTCTTGGACACGGATGAGCGCAGAAAGATGGCCCAGAATCCTCACGAGTACCTGATTGAGCAACTTCAGTTCACTGGTGATGAGTCGGTCGGTTCGTCCTCCAACAAAATCAAGTTGAATTTCAACCACCCAGTCAAGGAACTCATCTGGGTCGTGCAGCCCGATTCCAACGTCGACTACTGTTCTTCCCTCCAGGGTGGATCTACCCTATACAAGACCCTCGGCGCCCAGCCATTCAACTACACTGATTCCATCGATGCTCTCCCCCCTGCCATCCACGCGTTTGGTGGTCCTGCCGAGACCTCTGGCTCCAATGCCTTTATCGCATCCAATGGCCTCTTCCAACTTCCAGGTGCCGGTGATGTGTTCCCTAGCGCCACCTCAAATTCGTGGGGAGGTGCCGGTGATGCCGCCGTCTTTGGTCCTCAGGGTAATCCTCCTGGTCCGGCTGAAGGATCCTATGTGTCGGATGCCGGAACGTTTGTTCTTGCCGAGACCGCCCTTGACATGCACTGTTGGGGCGAGAACCCAGTCGTTACTGCTAAGTTGCAGTTAAACGGCCAGGATCGTTTCTCTGAGCGTGAAGGTTCATATTTTGACGTTGTCCAGCCTTTCCAGCACCACACCCGCAACCCAGATACGGGTATCAACGTTTACTCATTTGCCCTTCGCCCCGAAGAGCACCAGCCATCTGGATCGTGCAACTTCTCTCGTATTGATAATGCAGTCCTGCAGTTGGTCCTATCTTCACCAACGGTCTCCAATGTCAATACCGCCAAGGTCCGCGTCTATGCCGTTAACTACAATGTGTTAAGAGTCATGAGTGGTATGGCCGGTGTCGCCTACAGTAATTAAATAGTTGATCTGCCGATTTGTCTTATTATACAATCGGAATTTCAAATATTAACTTTTATCATAATACAATGCAATAAATAGGTTGTTATTACAACCCATTTATTTACCATTTAGACACGCCCTATTGTCTATTATAATTATTCATCGGATATATGTATATTGTATCTTATAATAAAACATATAAAAACAATCGCAAATTTAGTCTATTGTCTATGTACCATTCATCGCAATTAAATACGCAAAATGACCTTTTAATGAAAAATTTGATGTTGTTTTATAATGATCGCGAGAATCTAAATAAAATGATGCGAATCATCAATGGCGAATCTAAAATTTCGTTACGAATTGTCGATTGGTTTGTCACTAATTTTGCTAAGAAATATTATACGGTATATGAAATCGAAACTGAAACCATGGGTGAAATGCGATTGAAGGTATATAAGGATTATAAATTGAAATTAAAGGCATATTCGAAGAAGAGGTTCGATCCGTTTTGCCGATGGGAACGTATTACAATTCCTTATGATGAGACGAATCATATGGAGACGACGATTGGCCAATTGAATTTTTTCAAATGGGCAATTGATAATCATATTATTCAATATATTGAAGAGCATTACGAAGAAATCGAAGAAGACATGAATACGCGAAATAGTACGTCGAAACGAAGGGTTTCTCTGGATAATGATGTCGGGGAAACCGGTGGTATAGGCGGAAAAACACGAAAAAAGAGAGAAGAATTATCTATCTCGGCATGTAAATGTATTAAGAAAGAAACTGTCCAGGTAGTTGTAAAATTCAACATTTAGGTATAATGAAATACCTCCTATTATAAAGAAAATTTAAGTCATTCGGTAAGTTTTGTCTCTATATTACACATTTTAACCCATTTACTCCCGCAAAGTAATCGTAAATGAGTTAAAATAATTCTTAATTTGCGTATATTAAATGTACAAAGGTATAAAATATCCGTGCATGGATATAATTTAGTTATAATATCTTATATATGATGCCAATATATATAAAGTAGCGATGGATCCAAAAAAAGATACGTCAATAAGAAACTACCCGGCGGATCTTCCACCGGCGGGTCGTCCAGGCCCGGATGATAGACAAATTTTGCGCAATTTGGATAAATCGTCGGCATCGAAACCGGGAAGTACGGCGTCGGCATCGAAAACGGGAAGTGCGGCGTCGGCATCGAACGCAAGAAGTACGGCGTCGGCATCGAACGCAAGAAGTACGGCGTCGGCATCGAACACAAGAAGTACGGCGACGGCATTAGTAGAGTCATTACAGCGTGAAATTTCTTATCGTAAGAGGGAGTTGGATCTAATTGGAATGCAATACAATAGTAAATTGGCCGTATACGCGGAAAATATAGCTGAATGTAATAATGAATTAAAAAGGTTAAAAACTGAATTGGCCAGATTAAACAAACAAAAAGAAGAATTTATAGAAAAAGATGCAAAAATAACCAATTTAACGAAAAAACTAACATTATATGAAAATGCTAGTAAAGAAATGGAACGTTCACATCAAACTATAATAGACGAAAAGGAAAAAAAAATAAGAGATTTAGAGGCCAAATATGATGACATCAATAAAAGAGCTACTGAATTAAAACCAACCATTGTTGGTTTAGAAGAAAAAAAAAAACTTACGGATAATAAAATAATAAAATTAACCGGTGAATTAAAAAAAACAAAAGAAATAATAAAATCAAACGAAAGTATAATAATAAAATTTAAAGAAAACGAACTATTAAAAACCGATGAAATAATAAAATTAAAAGGAAAATTAACAAGTAAAACCGCCGAATTAGAACAAAAAACCGCCGAATTAACAAGTAAAACCGCCGAATTAGAACAAAAAACCGCCGAATTAAAAAGTAAAACCGCCGAATTAGAACAAAAAACCGCCGAATTAGAACAAAAAACCGCCGAATTAGAACAATATAAAACCCAAGAAGGTACCGAAAATTCTGAAGTCTTAGAATTACAAAAAAATACAATTTTAAAAGCCGAAATTGAAAATTTGAGATCAGAAATTAAAAGATTGAATTCAGAAAATGAAATATTGAGAGCCGAAATTGAAAATTTGAGATCCGAAATTGAAAGATTGAAGTCAGAAAATGAAAAATTTAAAAGAGAAAATGAAAAATTTAAAAGAGAAAATGAAATATTGAGAAGAGAAAATATAGATTTGAGAACAAAACATGAAATTTTGATAAAAGAAAATATAGATTTGGGAATAGAAATAAAGCAACAGCAAGAGAAATTAACAGAATTACAAGAAGAAATTGATAATTGTAAAGAGGAAAAGGAAAAGTATAGAATAGAAAATCAAACATTAATTCAAACCAATAAACAAATGAAAAGTAAATTAGAAACATTAACAGAAAGTCTTGAAAAATTTCAAAAAGGACAAGGCGAAGAACTATACACAATTGAAAGTTTGACGGCGGAGATTAGGAAGTTAGAAGAATATAATGAACGCGCAAATCAATATATTACGAAAACAGATGCAGAATTAGAAACACAACGTCAAAAAATGGATGAAACAGAAGTTCAAAACAAGGAATTAAAACAAATGCTATCAGACAATACCCAAGAGATACAAACTTTGCGTCACCAAATAGAACATGTAGAACAAGAAAATGAAATTTTGACCCTTAAATTATTTGAATCAAAGAAAATGGTAAAAGAGAAACAAGATGCAAATCAAGAATTGATTGAGACGTTAGATAATACAAGTAGCGAAGCAAAGGAAGTATTAATTCAAAAAAGAAGTTTTCAAACAAGATTAGATGACTTGCAAAGAAAATACAACAATGATATAAAACAAAATAAGGATATACTAGAATTAAAAACAAAAGAGATAGATGAACTAGTTGAACACCGTAAAGAATTAATAGAAAAAATAAAAATTTGTCGAAAACATATATCAAGTGATAAAATAACAATAAATGAAATGTCTGCAAAAATACGTAGATTAAAACAAAGTATAGAAGATAAAAACAATGAGATTGAAAATATTACAAGTCAATATAAAACATGTATTGAAGACAAGAACAAATTAGATGAAGAAAAGAAAACATTAGAAGATAAGTTAAGAGCATTAAATGAAGAAAAAGATAAATTAACTGTAATAAACATTTCTAATGAAAAAGATACTATGATTGCCCTCCTTGAAACGGATATTAGTATATTAAAAAATAGAATGAGAGAACTAGAAGAAAATAGAGTGAAAGAACTAGAAAAAATTCTTCTAGAAAATAAATCATTAAACGCATTATTTGATGAGTATAATGCAAGATTAATAGGATCTTTTCATTCACAAATTGATGAATTAACCAGCCAAATTGAAATAAAACAACAAGAATTAGATAACTGCAATGAAGAATTGGATAAATGCAATAAAGAATTGAAAAAATGCAATAAAGCAAACCAATTACTACAAAACGAAATAGCCATGTTAAAGCAACGCAAATGTCCACCAACGGATTCTGATGATAAAGACCGTCAAATTAGTCACCTATCTTTAGAAAATGAAAGGTTAAAAACAAAAATAGGTGCATTATCTACTTTTAATACATTAGGATATCCCAATGAATCACAGTTTAAGCATTTTTTAACCGATATGTTGATTCCATTTAACGAATTATTAGTAGTCGTGAGGGTTAAGTCGTCATCTGATGTTCTAGTAGACGATAATACAAATATACCGCAATCTATTATAGACATCATAAACCAAATAACTGGGAATGGTGACAATGTAGGTCGGGATGACGAAGAAGAAACGAGTGATACATCTAAAACTGGGGGACTAGCCCTATTAAAGCGGGCTATACGTCTATTATTTGGTAAAAATAAGAAAAGTCAAAGTAGTGATTCTAATAATCTAGATGAGGATCAACCGGCGATTGATGAAGACGAAACAATCAAAGGTGATGGGTTTACTATTAGAACTGGACATTTTAATGAGATATCGAAAGAAGAAGAAGAAGACACAGATCATGTTTTTATGGAGAACGATAGAGTGAAATCAAAAGTACACCCACGTAGTATGAGTTGATCATTTTTCTCCGTTTGATAAGGTTATATTGATAATTAAATTATATCTATTTAGATATAATTTAATATTAAAGTATTCTTTAGTTCCGAGTTTATATAGCTATAAATATATAGCATAATGCCACCGTTTGATTTAAATAAAGCGAAAAAAACAAAAACGGAGATAACCTTTAATTATTATGAGTTGCCAGTGCGCGATGTTCAAAAGAGCAAAGATTTCGTATCGGCCAACTATGTAGGTATGGTAAATGAACCAAATTTAATTATAACAAAAGGCATCCCTCAAAATTATCAGGCAATGCGTGCCTATATATTTGGAAAATTACATGACATAAAAGGTATTGTTCACGATGGCGAACTGGTAATCGAACATCGATCTCTTACGTCATCGGAGAAGATATTCGTCTGTTTTTTACTAAGAACAAAAAAAACGGCGAACAGCGAAATAGATACATTTTTGTCCAATAGTGATTATGACATAAATATAGAATTAAACATGGATATTGACAAAACGGCTCCGGTTATAATATACAAAAGTGTTTTGCATGATTGCACCGTAGTGATTAACACGGCCGTCATTCAAATAAAAACAGATATATCGGCCTATTCTTTAGATACCGATTTGTTTGATGTAACTGCCGATAAATATAATTTAATCGTCTATGATAATACTTTTGAAGGATTTGTCGCGGGGGGGCAAGAAATTACCAACACTGACATTAACGGCGATTTATTAGAATGTGATATGATAAATGTCGCAACAGATATGGTTGAAACATATAATATTCCAATTAATAGTGAAATACTCGGGGCAAAAGAAACCGCGCAAAATTTAAGTACTGGAATTATTGTTGTATTTTCTATTTTTGCATCTGTCTTTATTTTTTTAATATCCAACCCCATTTATAATTATATTAAAACTATACGTAGTTTAAATAGTTACTTTCTGCCGGTTGATATTAGATATAATTTGCTAAATGGTATCGGTATACAAACCTGGTTTTCAGTCATATTATTCACTATTGGTAGTATTTGTGTGTTTATTATTGCGGTTTCGGGCGCGGCTGTGCCACAACCGGCACTACTCACGGTTGCATTATATTTAGCGATTGTTATTGTTATTCCTATAATATCTGTTAATTTTCACGAAATGCTCGCCCGGGATGGTGGCGAGTAGGTAGGGTGGTAAATTAGATAATATAAATTATATAAATTTCTCTTACCATAATAGGTAAAAGAAATTTTCATTCATATCTAGTAAAACATTTAGTTGAGATTAAAATAGGCAAATTCTATTTCCGAAATATAATTCACAACCGTGTAATACATATCCATAATAGATTCTTGGTATTTTGTGATCAATGCACGATTGGGTTCTAAACGATGCGCATGTGTTTTATAATGATATATATAACTATCAAGAATGAATTCTGGGTTATCATAATATACGTGAATATCACTGGAATAAAAATCGGGTTGAATTTCTTCTCCGGTTTCGCGTATTGTTTTCAAATACAGTTTAGGAATTTCCCTCAAATAAATCAATAGCGTTTTATATTTATCATGATTTCGCGATTTCATTTCCTTTGAAACGCGAATCGAATCTTTTAGTGATAAATCTAATTCCTGAATACCATATTTATTATTGTGTATTACTGTGTCAATATGGTCAAATAGCCAAGACAATTCGTTTCTCAGATATTCGCGATTCATTATATATGTTTTTTCTTGATATTTGAAATACTTAAATTCGATATAATTATCGTATATGGAAGGAGATAATTCATCTATAGATGCATTATTATAGTCATATGTTGCCGTTTTAATTTGACAGTCGATTGATTTCATCAAGAAATCGGGTAATACGTCTTGCCAATAAGTACCTCCACGTACGCACTCTATACCGACATCCAATATTTTCTGCAATACATAACGATCAATTTGGATCGGATCGATGGAAAACCGCACATGTACGACTTCCGCTGGTTGGTGTTTCCTTACGTATTCGTATTTTTGTATGCACGTTTCACAGACATGGTTATGTGTGACATCATCCTTTTCGGATACGGCATATATGAAAAAACAGCCATCTGATAATCTCAAAGTATAGAGATTTGTATTACTCATTTGCAATAATTTGGTTACTTGAATTCCATTTATTAGGTTTTGTATTATATAATATATATATATTATAATCATGAACCAAGAAACATCGCCAAAGGCGGTAAGTGTTAACAAATCTTCCGCATCTAAAATGTCGAGTGTTGTTCCATCGACCCCTTCGGCACCATATTCGCCTTCTCTATATAATCCATTTAGTTTACAAAATATTATTCTTTTATTATTATTTGTCTTGGTTATATTGTCTATTTTAGGCATAAATCTATTCAATATATTTGGCGGTGCATTGGAAAATATACGATGGTTAGTTGGACCTTATATTTCGCAATTATTCGGGGACGTAGGATATGTCGCGGGAAGCACAATTAATGCATCTGCCGATATTGTTTCAGGCGTTGCCAAGACAGGAGTTAATTTGGCCGATGGCGCAGTTCATTCAGTCGGCAATCTATTGAAAGATCGGACTAATCCGGGTATCGTTGGTCCCGCCGAGATTGACATAAGAATAAACGATAATCGCATTCCGAATCATCTGCGATTACCAGAAGAGGATCGCGATGACAATCCTATACAAAATCCGATCACATCGAACAAGGCGGGTTGGTGTTTAGTCGGCGAGTATCAATCGCGACGCGGATGTATTGAGGTGGGAGAAGCCGACCGATGTATGTCTGGACAAGTATTTCCAACTCAAAAAATGTGTTTAAATCCAACTATGCCTGGTGGGTGGTAAATGATTTTATTAGTACTATACGTATGTTTCCTGTCTCGTTAGTTTTAACATATATATATATATTTATATTTTATAACAATGGGCGTTTTTAATTTTATCGAGACATTTTTTTTTATTAGTTTAGGAATAACCTTGGTGTTAATCTTACTCTTAGTATATCACTTTAAACAAAGATTGACAACATTAGAACAACAGGGGGATACTATGTTCGAAATAGTAAATTCGCTGGCCAAGGAAATGACCCAATTAAAAGAGATCACCGTATTGAGACACATACATTCTCCACCATTTGGTGCAAATATTCCTTCCTTTTCCGGAGCACCCGTCGGAATAATGCACAATTTATCCGATGGATTGCATAATAGTAATACGGTTTATCGCGAATTTAATACCGTTCAGGAGGACGACGACGATGATGATGAAGATGAGGATGACGATGACGATGAGGATGAGGATGACGATGATGACGAAGAAACAGTGGATGAGGATGAAGAATCGATAGAATCTGTCAATTTAGACGTAATTGAAAACGAGAAAACGAATAAGATAATTGTATCAGACGACGAGGGAGAATCCGAACCATTGGATGTCAATGGCAATATCGATATTGTTCACATTGAGATAACGCAAGAAGAAGATATCGCTATAGAAACCGTAGATATTATGGCAGTCACCCGCGAAAATATCAATTCGGAAGAAACGACGAACCCCATTGAACCGTCAGAAAATACAAAGAATGTGGCCGCGGACACCTACAATAAAATGACTACATCGGAACTCAAGGCATTGGTCACACAAAAGGGTCTTTCAACGGAACCCACTAAATTAAAACGCGCAAAGTTATTGAATCTATTAGAGGCATCTTTAGAATAAATCTCTATAGAAAAATATATAGATGTTTTCATTTGGAGACAATGCCGAACGTATAGATTGCGCATATCCAATTATTAAAGAAACCATTGGATCTTCTGAATTAGGATATGGTACGAACAATGCATATCCTAAGTTTCCACCACTGATGGCAGATGGTCGCGCCGTAATTTCGTCGTGGCAACCGGAATCTGTCGTCAATGACAAATTAATCAAATCGAATGATATAAAAACCAATTGGGAATATAGGAAGTACTTGGCACAACATTCTACCCAAGTCATTGAATACAATTTCCGAGAGACATGTAATGATACGGGTTATTTTATTCCGCCATTATCGGTCGGATCGACGGCGGCCTCATTTAATAACACGCCCTATGCCTATAAAACGTATAATGAAACGTCGAAACCCAATGGATATGAAGATTCCGATTTGAAACAATTATATTTGTCCAGGGAACAATTAAACGCAAAACGGGTTGCACCGCAAATAAACCAATAGAAATATGCAAATAAATAGAGATAATATGTCGAATAAAATAACAGTATTTTGTATTGTAGAAAACCAATATAAATATAATTTGATTATATTTATAGCATAAATGCGACTCATCAGTTTTGATATTGGTATAAAAAACATGGCATATTGTATTATCGAATTAAACCAAGAAAATGCGACATTTGCAATACGCGATTGGGGTATTCTCAATTTAATGGATATAGTCGAAACGGATATGTCATGCACCTGCAATAAGACCACATCCAAAAAAAAACCCAATATTATCGGCTCTATTTGCGCCAAAAAGGCGAAATATCAAAAGGGGGGGATTTGTTATTGCGAAAAACACGCCAAAGAGTCGGGATATATTCTACCCCTTGCTAAATTTTCACCGACATCATTGAATAAGATGAAAGTCGCGGATTTGATCAAGACATGTAATACCTATTCTATCATAAAATTTGACCAAGATTCGCGACCACCCGTAAAACGAATAATGGTGGAAAAAATGACCAATTACTTTAGCGAAAAATGCCTTGAGCCGATTATTGCAAAAACTGCGAAAACGGCAGACCATACCGATTTGATTACTCTTGGTCGAAATATGAAAATCCGTCTGGATAATGTATTACAAAACGGGATTCTTGGCAATTTGACACATGTGATTATGGAAAATCAAATTTCACCTATTGCTACCCGCATGAAAACAATACAGGGAATGCTAGCGCAATATTTTATTCAGGCGGAATTGCCAGATAAGACATATACTATTGAATTTATTTCATCTTCGAATAAATTGAAATTCTTAGAAAAGGGTAGTCATCTATATTCACCCGTATTAGAAAACGTGGTTGTCGAACCCGCGACAAACGATGCATCTGTCACGCAAAAGAGTACTTACCAACTTAATAAAAAATCGGGTATTTATTATACACGACTCATTTTAGACAAAAATCAAGAGATAAAATCTCTATGGGAAACGACACTTTCATCGTGCAAGAAAAAAGACGATTTAGCAGATTGTTTTCTACAGGGGTTATGGTATATGAAACGCACCGGATGTATTGATTTCGACAATGAATATAAAATAACGATTATATAATTTATATGCGGAGAACTTAAAAATAAATAGTGTGTATTTAAGATAAATAAGGATGGAAACGATTGATATTGGATTTTCCGAATTAGAACCCATTTCTCTAAATATAGATGATTCTAGACCAACCGTCAATTTTGGTGCAGGTATTGAATTATTAATGAACGATAAGAAGAAATCGAGTTCGACTATGAATATCGATTTAGGCGAATTGGACAAATTAGAAGATGAACTGAATGAACTGTCTGGTTCTGTATCTTCCTCATCAAATTATGACACTGGTGTCTCGGGTGGGAGCACTAGTAAAGGTGAAACGAAAACATTATCCGGGTTTGCATCGAATTTGTTTGGATTTGGTAACAAGTCGGCGACGCCGACCTCTAAGGTTGAAAATGATTCGAAATTGGGATCGGCAACTGCAGATGGAATTGGATCCGCTAAAACGTGGGATGGGTATAGTAAGTTGAATGAAGTGCCATTGCCGAGTTCGTCCGTTAAAATGACGGAACGCGAAAAACGCAGAAAAATGCGGGCGATGATTAAAAAGTTGGATGAGTGGTATGAAAAAGGGTTAATTAAGAACACGTCTCGATTTAACATGGATTCATCTTATGAGGAGGTCGAAGATGAATACGAGACTGCCTTGGAAGATAAACGCAAAAAGGACAGTGTGAAGTTGCAGGGGTGGTGGTTTATGACGTTTATCAATTCACTTGAATATGCGAATACTGTATTTAATCCGTTTGATCTGAACTTAGACGGATGGGGTGAGCAAGTGAGCGAAGATATTGACAGCTACGAAGAGATATTTTCCGAATTGCATGAAAAATACAAGGGTGGTAAATTGTCGCCGGAAATATCACTTTTATTACGCCTTGGTTTTTCTGCGGCAGTAGTCAATATTACCAATAAGGCATTATCAACGGCAACCCCGGGTTTTAATGATGTTATTCGCCAGAGTCCGGAACTTATGAAGATGTTTACGAATGCCACTGTACAGTCAATGAGTCAACAGAGTCCTGGGTTTTCAATGGCGAGTAATATTGTAAACAATGGAGGTCAAGGACAGAATTCAATGTTTGGTCCTCCGCCTGCGCCCATTGAAACAAAAAATCAACCACCGCCACAGAGACCCACCATGCAATTTACCCAAGCACAATCAAACCGCCCCGATATTTCGGTGGGGAGAGGTGCCATGTTTCGCGAATCGGGTGTCGAATTGAATCAGGGCCAAGAACGTTTTTCGAACCAAGAACGGTCTAGACCACAGACGCCGGCACCTGGCCCCCCTCCACAAGAACGTAGTTCCGCATCAGCACGCCCTGAAATGCGCGGGCCTCAAAACTCCGAAATTAACAATATTTTGATGGGTTTAAAGACCCGTGAAGTAAATACGGCCAATGTACCGTCGAATGATATGGTGGGTGGGGATGATGATAATAATGATTCCATGATTAGTATTTCGTCTTTAAAGGACCTGCAAAACACAAATATGCCTAAACGCGCAGGTAATAAGCGCAAACAAAAATCGGATCGCAACATAGTATCGTTGGACATCTAAATCGTTCTATAATATTTATGATAATAGTATAAACATATTATCATATATTACGTCATATCATAATGACTACGTTATTGGATGAATTTAATCGATTACATGCAGAAATTACGGATTATGGTGAAAAATGCATAGTTGAATTCAATGTGTGGGTAATACCATATGTTCAAGTAAAGGCATTGGCCATTTTTATCTGGATAATGCAAGTGTTTAGTATATTAAAACGAGAGTCATATCACTATTATCGACGAACACCGGTTCTAAAACAATCGGTTAAACAGGCAGTCGTCCTATATAATGGATTAAAAAGGCGATTTGTGAATTATAAAATCGAACCAGTCGAATCGCATTGGGTAAACGTATCCGGATTATCAAATATCGATGGGTGCGAATTTTTATATAGAGAAAACTATGATTTTCTGGATAATGACGAATGTGAATTTTACGATAGCGATTCTGTGTTAAAGTTATATTATATATATAATACGGATGAAACGGCGTCGAATAATTTATTCACCCTTAAATTAGATGATATATATGTGTATCGCGTGATACCAAATAAAGAAAAAATAGACAATATGGTTTACAATGTGAAATCGCAATGTCGTTTCTTGACAATCGATTATCGTCATCCTAGAATGCAAAATGTCATTCATCTCAACATTCCCGAAGGTGCCTATTATGTCGACAATGAACTCTTTTCATCCGCATTTATATTGAGATGTCTATCACATCAACCATTGCCATACGTGTTTGGACCAGATTACAAATTGACGATTATTGATACGGACGTCAATATTGTCGATTTTAAATGGACAGATTATTGTGTTATGACGGAAAGAGGATATAAAATGGTCAAAGTATAAACACATATGTCTATATCATATAATCCATTGGGTCGAATTAATACAAATATAGAGACCTTTATTATCATGAAGAAAACACAGTGCGTCCGACAAATAAGTGATACCGTGTTTATGCCTTTTCAAATAGAAGAAACGCGTAAGGGCGATTTTGACTATGTAAAAGAATTCGAAATATACGAGGGCGAACTAGTATGTAAAAGGAATAATCAATATTATATATCGTTGGGTTATGACTCTTTCTTGGAAAACGACGTTTATATTCCAGTCATTTTTCGCAATGACGAACTAAATATCGCGAGATTATCAATGAAAAATAAATAGTTACTCCGGTATCATAAAATTGAAATACTTTTATCGTTATTGTTGATCTATAACAACAATCATGATCGGATATATTAAATTGGCGAGTATTGTGGGCAATTTGGCCTATATATTGAGCGAATATACATTATTTAGTCGGGCAAATCATGCCGTATTACATGATCTGCAACATGGTAAAATCGGTCAAGTATACGGCCAAGTTTACGGCAATGCGACAGAATTTTTGGCGGGACTCGCGTCGAGTCGGGACTGTTATGCGGGATCGGCCAATAGAACACGATCCAATACGATTCAATTCTTAGAATTGGGTTTAGAAAAGGAGGCGATTGAGACATTTCGAAATATAGAAAATGTATATGAATGTCTTCAAAACCCCTATTCTATATTGGCCATGACGGAGAGGATGGCATGGGGTAATCTGAATATGAGAACTTCGACAGATGAAGAAAATATGGATGTCGATTTGCCAAATAGTGACGAAATGGTAATACTCGGCGAGTCATTTAGCGATTTGACACCCTATGTAGTCGACCGCGCGACCTTCTATGGAGGTCTAACTCATATACAGAATCGGTTCGTGGCTAAAGTCCACGGCGAATCGTCGGGACGAATTCACTATAAAAAAGGCATTCAATATTTGGAACAATTGGTCGATATTGAAAACGACGAATTGGCGAGAGAATTGCTAAACCCCAGCGATTTTAAGAAATACAAGGAAGAGACATCGCGTCTAAAAAAAGACGCAACTGCGGCTAATCGAGTGGCGACTGCACAAGACCAAGATCATGGATCGAGTTATTATGCGAAAGGGAAGATTTTATTGGGGGCAATGTACGAATTATTTTATGTAAATGCGAGCCATACCCCATTCTTGGACATAATCAATCAGGTTCGGGTAAAAATATTGGAATATGTGAGACAATTAAGGGATAATTATAATTATTATAATGATATGATCCATGATACTGGAAACGAAATGACCGCAATTGCCAAGAAAACGGCAGTCGCATGGGATAGGGCAAAATGGCTAGTCGTCAATGGCGGGGTATTGGTTGTTCAAGCCGGCGAATTATTGGTAGACGACGTAGCACCCATCGCCATTGAATATATCAAATATATCATATAAATCATAATTA